TCCTTATTTTAAGTGGTTGTGTCAAAGGGTATAGAGTCTCCTATACCCCTGACACAGAACCCTCATCCAATACAAAACTTATCACTAATTTGAGAAGCAAGGTCTTTAGCAGCATTAGAGAGGAATCTGTTGTTACTAAAGTAGAGCGGTGTTGAGACTTGATTAAGGAACTCCACGACCGTCTTTAAAAGTTTGGTCTGCTGACCATCAAGGCTCATATCCTCGTCAGGCAGAGCATCCTGTACATCCATAGACCCATCCCCATCGTCTACGAGCGTATCATCGTCAACCGGATGAACTGGCATAGGATCACCATAAGCCTTTTGACCATAGCGACCAGAAGCATATCCATATACAGCTTTAGTAGCTAGATCTTCCGTACTATTGGTATATGTTTCAGGATTTAAAGCCCTCATCTGATTCAGAATGTTCGTTGCAACATTAACTGATACTGGAACTCCGGTGGTATCAGACTGCTTATAAGCCTTAGCATAACCCTTATACCATTCATCACTGCACTTCTCAGGAATAATCTGGAGAGTAGCAGGTTGACCAGTAAGAGCAGACTTTAGATCAGCAACATTAATTGGTTGACCAGTGCTACCGGGAAGCAGACTCGTAAAATAAGGAGCCTTCTTCTCCCACTCCTTACGCCACCAAGTATAAGGAACACGATAAATCTGATTTGGCTTGATAGCTCGCGGATCACCACCAAAGTAGTTTACCAGTTTTTTCTGTAAGCCATTCCAGAAAGTCTTGTTCGATCCAACAATATTTCTTGAAGCATCATCGAAAATCCAGTAACACTGATAACCATTACGAGTATCAACTACCCAGCTAGGCTTAACAGGAAACTCATTGATCTTCTTAAGAAACTTTTTCTTGTGCTGCATAACAACGCTGGGCTTAAAATAAGTACCATCAGCATTTCTGCCAGCATCCATATCACAGAAACAGCAAGTAAATTGCTTGATAGCATAAAGCTTGCGACCACCATTTACATAGAAGTAAGCATCAGAATGATTATTTACATTAGCATCAAGCGTCTCATTAAGATCATTAGTATGATTCATACTACTAATCTTCTTACGAGGATTACCATTATAAACGAAAATGTTGCTTTGATTAAAAGAACCAAGAAATGCAGACCTCTCATGTGCATACTTATTTGCATAGACATTATTGTTCTTATCAAACGGGTTGAAACCAAGATTATCGTTAAACATATTTTTTCCTTTTCCCACTACTTACTACCTACACAAATGATATTGGGACAGTAAACACTACCATCAAAAGCAATATCTAAAAGATGGTGTTGGAATCGAACCAACCTATAACTAGTATCCGCCCAGCGGCCCACCTTCATCCTAGTGCCTATTGCTAGGCACAAATCCTCAATCAATAATCTTGATCTGGATCGTATTCCTCATCTTCATCTTCATATTGATCCCAGTAAGCATCGTCATACTCATCATAAAGATCTTCTTCCTCATCATAGTATTCATCTTCATTGAATTCACTCTTATAAAGAGGCTTAAGCAATTCTCCTTGATATTCACCAACTACCTCATACTTACAAGTACGAAGTTTTTCATGGTTACAATCGCTTGGAACACTAACAACATCTTTTGGATGAATCTTAACAATCACAATACGATCACCAGCATCAGCATTGCCATAACCAGCAACGTAGTTCAATGCACCAGCATGAAGTCCTTGTGAACAACCGACCGAACGATTGTCATCCACTTTTGCCCTTTGCATTTCGCAAATCTTGCCAACATGATTGTCAAACTTACCAGCATACTTATCCATATAGTCTGACCTAACAGCCTTATACGCAAGGAAACAACCATCCTCAGTAATCGGAAGCAGTTCATGCTCCAAGAAATCATACAGTTCCTTTTGACTCTGCATACTTGGATTTTCCATAAGATTATTCAGGAAATTAACAAGAGGCTGAAACGGCAGTCCCTTGCTCATAAACTCCAGAATACGCTTACTGATACTACCATGAACTTCTTCATTTTGATAATAAACCTTACCATTCTTAACCTCTACCAGACCATCACTAAAATTAGAAACAGCCTTCTCAATATCAACCAGTTCTGCCAATTCATCATTTGTGGCAGTTGGAAGAGCCTCAAGAATCAGTCTGTAATTAATATGATCTGGAAGAACCTGATGCGCCTTATTATTAATAATCAGCGTCAAGTTACCATCAACCCACATAAAAGGAACACTCATTTTAAATCTCCTATATCCTGTGAAATTAAATCAAATTACCCAAAGTTTGTCTAAACGTAACCACACCTGCCTCACCACCCAAATTTGTATACCAATCACCCTTGCTTCGATAAGAATCATCAAAAGTCTTCAAAGGATTACTACTAGAGATTCTTCTGATGTTCCCGTCGTTTGCGTTGCTACCAACAATATACTTGAGTATCGGACTCTTGTCAACCTCGACTTTAAGAGTTTTTCTGATATCGGACATTTTTGGCAAATTGTCTACGACAGAACCTACTGTACTAGTCTTATTAAGACTTTCGGTAATTGGATTAGTATTCTGTTCATCATCATAAAGATTATTTAGCGTTGAGTTCATAGAATTTAGAGAAATATGACTTTCTCTAATCTTGTCTGGATCGATACCATTAAGATTATATCTCGCAAGAATAGTCGCTATTTTTGCAAAATACTCGTCTTTATTCAGTCTTGGAATATCGAAAGTTACTCTATGAATTGTTACGGCAAAAAACTCAATGAGTAGCCATTGATCTATTGTTTCACACATAACCTTATTAGAGATATACTTATCGTAATCCAAGCCGAACAAATTAATAATATGATACATAATCTGACTATCTGATGATGCTGTACTGTAGTAGTAGTTGTCCGACCTGCCTTCCTTACTACCATATTGTGTACCACAGTACTCTATAATATTCTTATAGATAGATACTTGGTCATTAAGCTTATTTAGCATTTTTGTAGCACACTTTTGAAACCAGTCATTGAAAGATACCAGATTGACCCCATCCTTTTTGAGTTTTTCAACAGCATTTTGCTTGATTGCAAAAATCTTTTGATCATTAAAAAGTTTAGTTCCAAGAACCGTCTTATCGTTTTGAGCCAAGGAAACAATTTTATTAATCTTAGGATATCCTGCAACAGAGCCGTATCTAAGAATCGGGACATAAATGATTTCATTCTCTTCGTCTTCAATATAGGACATTAGATCGTCTGACAACTCATTAAGCAAATAGGAGTCATTGATATCATTACCACCAAGTGCTTTGCACTCTTTGTCGGCACCAAGATTCTTGATGGCAAAGATTTCATCCTTACTAATGGTTCCAGAAGAACCCCTACTCTTACGAGTACCAGTAGAGAGCAGACTACGATAGGTAGAAACATTAACTACGTTAGTTTCTCCACCAATATGCTTGATAAGATTTTCAAAACCTTCAGTAGAATCCTCTGGAGTATCGCTATCAATCATTAGATATGCAAAACAATCATTTTGATTGCAATACTTTGTGACAATCTTTTTTGCTGTTTCTGCACCCTTAACATCACATCTGAAAAATACCATTTTACCGGACTTCTTTTCTGAAGACCAATAATATGCTGGTTTACCCTGTAGTGTTTCATGATGAATCTTATCGGTAAGATAAATCATTCTGCGAGAACGATATCCTGCGGTTCTCCAGTTAAAGACATACAACTGCTTATTTTTCTTGAACTTATATTCAAGATCCTTACCACTACTCAATTCATGGACAATACCATCTGGATCGGTCCACGATGCACCGGCAGTCCATCCTCCAGCAAGATCACTCAGATTATAATATGTGGTATATGCATCAACAAGATTTGTGCAAGACTCAAGTTTCTTACTCATGTCTTCCTTAAGAGAAAGATAAATATGCTGAGTTTTTTCCTTGAGAGTCTTTATGACTTGCTTAGTATATTGCAAACCTTCTCTTGAAACATCCATTTCCAATTCACCAATACCGAAATGAATTTCAAGATATAGGCCGGACCCCAAAATCTCTCTGACTAGATGCTTCCAGTTATCAACATCGGCTTTCTTAAATGCACGATTCCATCTCTGGATATTATCATTATCGATATCTTTTTCTTCTCCAACAATCTTATTAGCATCGATGGGATATGCAATATTACCCATGATAGCCACAAGTCCGCTACCGGGGCCATTATAAGCACTTGGGTACTGATTATTATTACTAGATACTCTACCAATACGCCAACCCTCACCATCAATAACAACATTGGTATGAGAGTAGGAGTGATCAGAAATACTATCGTCAGTACCACCATCAATAATCGGCTTCATCTTAAAATAGTGGAAAATGCGCTTACTCTTGATGGTAAACTCATGAAAATCATGTTGCTTAACAGCGAAACTAATCTCCAAACCGTTTGGTTCAGACGTATCGGTAATACCAAACAGATTCAGACTAGGCACACCACTTTCATCCATAGCAGCAATATAAGAATACTTTTTGCCATTATGATACGATGTCGTACTAAAACTCTTTGTATAAGCAAATGGACTCTTGCTCCCCAAGCCCAAACATCCGACAAAATCATTGCTATCATTTTTATTGGATGCACCATACGTTGTATACAGTTCTTCCATATCTTTTTGGCTAAGACCGGTGCCATAATCACGCACAGTAAAAGACGGGGAAGCCTGAGTAGGCAGACTAATCTTAAAAGGATTTTTGTTACCGGCAGCGATATGAGCATCATAAGCATTAGTAGAAAGCTCACGAATAACTGCCATTACCTTATCAGAGTACAAAGAATCTGAAAGGATCTTAAACATTTTGCTTGTTTGAGCAATAGTAAACTGATTTGTGCTATCCAAACCGCGACTGTGAATCTCAACCGTTCTATCTGCCAACTTCATTATTCTTCTCCAAAAGTGTCGTTATCGAACCTGTGATGTTCGTATTATAACATCGGCAATCAGTGCTGTCAAGCCTTAATTATTTTTCTCAACTGTCGTTATGGCAACATAGCCACAATAGATGGGTATCAATCCTATATACCATACCGGAATTCCTATTGAACAAAACCAGATACCCGAAATAAAAGATATAGTAGATAATATATAAACTATAATTTTTGGAAATTTTATTTTTGCTAGTATAATTGTTATCGGACCAATCAAAATAATAAATATCAGAATGATAGATACTAATAAAGCTAAACTAGCCATTATTCATCATCCGAGTCATAATTATCATATTCTTCCGGCTCGTAATCTTCGTCGTAAGGACTCCATTCTGTATTATATTTTTCTTGTTCTTCATCCTGATATTCTTCTAGTATTTCGGCAGCATCCATGATAACTTCTAGTTGTTGAATCTTTTCTATCAATAGACTCATTTTAGCGTCTAAACTTTTTATTGCTTTTTTGATATCTCCAATATCTTTTGATAGATGACTGTCTACTCTATGAATTTCTTGATTGGATTTTGCGATTTGCTTTAGAATATTATCAAAATCTTTTGACATCCATTGTACCCATTATAATTTTTTGTATTCTTTGATATCTCCGTTTTCAGCAATTTTCTTATCTTCATACTGACTACCAACACGACGATAAAATTCTTGCTTTATATTCTCTAATACACCAGTTATCATAGCAATTTTACTGTATGATACCGGCATCATTAACTGCCCTAAAATACGACTAAAAGTATAGTTAATATCCCCTACTATTTGTAGGAATTCTTCATTTGAGAGAGTAGATGTTGAGTCCTTATTCAAGTTAGACTTTAAGCATACCACCATATCCTCTATACAGTTGTCTAAATTTTGTCGATTATCTTCACTAATATATGGCATTTTAATCCTCGCATTTACATAGGTATTTGTTACAGTAGGTACATTTTGGGCCTGGGTCTGGATTACCCCACGCATTACTATAACCGTTAAAACTCTCTTTGCCAGTGTCTATACATACCAATTTTTTAGATCGCCCCCTCTTGACAAAGCCGATATTATACCAATGACAATCCCAAAATTTTAACTTTGTTTTTGCTGTTATGTTCTCTACTAAGTCTTGTAGTAGTATCATTGTTTTTCTGGTATGATTAACTGGCAGTGCTTTTTCTGTAACATATCCCCATGAGCTTTTTTCATTAGTGAAAGATAACCATGAAACTGGAGAATAATCTAATTTACAAATCTTCCCATATACATTGGGGGCAAAACCATATTTAGCCAATACTTGTTGGTATTCTAATGCTTCTTTTGCTTTCTTTTTTGAACAAAACTGCTTGAATACTATATTATCATAACCAACTAAACTGGCTACGTTACAATATCCCCCTTCATAGTAGTCTTTAGATATGTCTATTAATAGATTATCCATGATTAATATGATATAATTTGAGGGATTTCCCCGGTAATATTATACAAGAATTCTTTGGCCTTATCTAAGGAGTAGAACTCTCCTAAAAAGATAACTGAATATCTATCATCGTATTCATATCTCTTGCCGTATATTTGGTAGAATGGCTCATCAAGAGCCTCTTCTTCTGTATCTAGAAATTGTTCGGCACTTTTAATTTGGTCTATAAATGTACCGCCTTCGTAATCTGGAAATTCTCTTACAGTTACTAGTTCAAAATATTCTATCGGAGATTTTGGATTAGTATTTCTAATCAAACCATTACACAGAGTATTAGTCATTGGTTTTCCTATATAGTGGAACTACTGTAGTTTGATCAACATAAGGATTATTTTGAATTCTAAGATCGAATAAATCCCCACGATCATTTATCCTAGCCCAAGCGACAGGACTAGCAAAATTTTGCCCTCTCAGTTTTTTGAGTTCATCCTTTGCATTATTTACCCAAAACAGATCAGCACCGGATGCCCAAGCAAAATCAATGATAGACTCAAGAGGATCAGCATTTTTATCCATATAGCCTGCCAGTTCTATAAAAGTCTTTCGTATACTATCTTCCCAATTTTCATATTCTTCGATCATTTTGTAGTTTCGCTACTTTTTCTTCCAGAATCCTGACTCGCTCATAGATATCATAATTAGCTAATGGTAGTAAATCTTTTGCTGGGGTTTTACCATCGCCA